GGTTCTTCCGCCCGTTATGGGATCAGAAGACGCCTAAGTTCGTAGATTCTCTAATCAAAGAGAGTTTAAGTACTATTCACTTTGTCACCCTGAGGTATTTATGTACTCTGATGAGTTCATTCAGTTGCAAGTCGAAGTTGCCGAATTCATTAATGATCGTCGATCCGACTTTCTCACACAGGCTGAGTATAATCTCAACCCTAGTGTTGGCTCTGGTAATCCTAAAGTCATTGCCATGATTGGTGATGCTGTCTTACGAGCAGCCGCTATTTCTAACGCCGTTCGCAATGATCCCAATGGTCTTAATATGACTCCAGGTACTTTGCAGCATGAAGTGGAATCCGTCATTTCTAACGGCCACCTCAGCAAAATCTATGATATTCTCATTGGGTCACGAATGGCCACTGTCCTTGATGGACGCCCATTCTTTACGGATGAGCTTCTGCCTCGGAAGTTTGGCTTTAATGAGAAAAGCAAAGGACTCTTCATCGAGCTTCTCTTAGGTCTTACACACGGATCGCAAATTTTCAGCTCTCTATGTGATCTGATCTTTGACAGCGATGAGAACATCAAGCGCTTTTACTCAGATGTGAAATGCATTACTGATTTTCAGTACTCCGTTTCTAAACAACGTTTTCTAGCCTCTCCTATGCCGTACTCTGAATACGACGACGATATCTCAACACCTGATGAAGTCATTATCACTTTTGAAGACTTCGCCCGTGCGTATGATAACATGTCGTGTGGTAAGTTTGCCATCTTCACTCGCGATTTAACTCGCAAGCAATTAGACGAGTTTACTCGTCAATACAAACGCACTTACCCAGATGAATGCGAGGAGTAAAGAGAGGTCACTCACTCCAGATTTCCAAGTTACGCCTTGCTGAACCCTCATCGGATTTAGTCAAGATGGCTACGGCTTGGATAAGTCTTGAACGCATCTCTTCGCTAAGATCGTCTCGGCTCCAAAGCTCTGCGGCTCGCTGCAAAGATTCGGTCTTAACAGACCATGGATCTACACAGGCAGCTGAAATTAAGCTGGTTGTAGCTGAACGAATCGTAGCAGGCATATATTCAGGATCAACCGCTGTCGGCTCCAAATCTTCGTCGCTTGCCTCGTCAGGCTGGCGCTTTAGATGGTACCCTTCAGACAGTTCACTCATCACTTTCTGTGACACAGCCTCGAAGAAATCTAGAGCAAGCTCTAAATTTTCAGAGCTAACTCGCTCTTCAGGCAACTTATTGTTCACATTGAGATCACCGATGAAGCTAGCTGTGATTCGCTTAACGCGACGAGCAGTTTTATAATCGCTTTGAGCTATGCTTTTCATTTTCTGAAAGAAGCCTCGCTTTCCGGTCTTAACACTGCTTGCCATCGAAATATACGCCGCCGCCATAAGTTCTTTAGCTTCTAGCCAAGAGCACTCATGACGATCAGCAGCGCGATCAATTTCATCGGGGGGCTGGATGTTGTAAACCTCGGTCTCGATTCGTTTAAGTTCAGTAATGACAGGATTATCGCCACTGAAGGTACGCTCTCCAAGCCAGGACTTAAGCTTAAAGCTTGTCAGGCCTTTCTGATAGCAATACTTAACCATGTAGGCGAAGGTTTTAGCATCGATCTGACTAAACCGTTGAAGTTTGCCCACAAACCGTGCGAACGTGAGTTCGACGGGAGTGATGTGAGAAACACGAGATGTGATCTCCTCATAAAGACTACGATCTAAGGCGATAGACCGAAAGTTTTGGTCAGCGCTCTCTGCGTAGAAGAAGTTCCACTTTGGACACACGACATTTGGAACGTCGTATTTCAAATGGATCAACTCATTTAGGAAGACCATACATGGGTTGGCCTCTTTAAGGCTACCAGATCGTGAACCCTCTTTCATCACACAGCCATAAAGACTGTAAACGTACTTCATAGATTCGAGGATGTCCAACGTTTCAGCCAAAGCCCACAGGTCATCTCCTTGAAGTCCGACGCTGACGAAGCCAAATTTATCACGAGTGTGATAATCAAGGGTAGTCTGCGCATCTGGGCAGCAGAAAGAGATGTCTGCTTCAATCACATAGAGCTCATGGATAAGGAAAGCGAACACAGTTGTGATAGCGCTCCCAGAAGGTAACATACGAGTGAAGATAGCTCCCATTGCCGTCACCAAATATCGCGCATCAAAACACGCGAAATATGAGTTCAGGCACTTACAGGTAAACTCATCATCAGTATCGTAAATCCCATAGAGAATGCTCTTGAAGATCTCGACTTGGTGATCCTGAATGTGGGCGTCCCACTTAGAAACGTCATTCTCCATGTAGAACTCGGGTTTAGCTTTTTCTGGCGCGAAGTTATTATATTCGCCCCGAGCCATACTCCGGATCTCAAGTGAAGCGGCCTGGATACCATTCTGACCAGATCCAGGGTACTTAATGTACTGCTTGATCGGGTATGAAATAATATGTCCTAGAAGCTTCTCATTTGCCGGAGCTTGCATGACAAGACGCTGTTGACCCTCAGTATCACCATCCCCAGTATAACGGGCTCCTTGTAAGAAGATGAAAGGATCTGGTTGCTCCAAAATTTTATAGCCGTCATTGTAAACGTGCTCATAAACAGGGGTACCATCCAAGTCTTCAGTCCAAGATTTACCGTTATAAGGGTAACCGGGGGTACTATGACTAATGGCTTTAGCCATTTCGGTTTGGAATTCGATAAGACTCCATTCGTGAAGTCGAATCTTCCCTTCGATAATTTCGAAGTAGGAATGACTCTCTTTACCCAACCGATCGATGATTTTCTCTTTGAGAACCTCGATGGCAAGCTGAGCGATAGCTTCTTCAGAAGCATTGTGCAAAGGCTTACTAGGAGGCGAGATGAGCTGAGATAAATCTTTATTAGGTTGACCGTCCTTTGTAATCATCCCCATAGTATTGGGAGCTATGATTTTGGAAGCAGCCGCCTTTTGAAAGAAATCAGCGTATTCGGGAAGGCGAAGCTGAAGAACGAATTTCTTGGCCTGCTCTGAGCTGTATCCAGCTGGAAACCAAGGTAAAATGGCGCTCTCATTAGAATCGTCATAAACCAATCGGTTTAGACTATCCGAGATACCACCGAGAGAATCGGGATTAACTGGTTTCAAAGAGTCAATACCGAGACCTTGGTCATACCGAATACCGGCATTTTCGAGCATCCTTTGAATGCGCCCAATTCGGAGCTCACGCTCAACTGTCTTGGGATCTCGTTTCGGAGGCTCACTCAGAGCACCAATGACTCGAGCGATAGCCTTCTTATTATTTGGCCTCATTTAATCTTCTTCCCTTTTGGAAGCGTTGATGGTGCTACATTTGGGAGTTGCCATGTTGTTAACAATGACAACTAAGCCGGTTAACACAGTGGTCTGTTCATGCGTCAAAGGTAAATAATATACCAGAGGCATTATAGTGGCCACAGTGAACCATCGGAGGAGTATGACTGTACTATCTTTTGATAGCATTTAACTAACTCCCGAATGATTAGCCAATGTACCAGATATCGAACCCCGAATTCTTAGGAGCTTGTTGGAAACCAATAAACTCATAAAGAGAGGCGCGGGAACGAGCCCGATCATCATTAGCAACGCAGTCAGCAAAGATGACGCTGTTATGCTTATGAAGCAAGCGGACGACACTAGCGACTTCGCGAGCGAATTTGAGTGCGGTAGTCATAGAGACGGTAGCATTATGCTCATGCTGGTAAAGTTCCTCACCATTAACGGTGATGACCCAATTACAGCAATATGAAGGCATACCCATCCAATCATCACCAATACGGTGAATGTAGGCTTTCAGACAATCATGCTCAATGATGATAGTATCGGGGGTACCTTGACGATT